GACATCGCCAACGAAGCGACCCAAAACCGCACTCCCTTATGCTTTTACAGAACATGGAGTGGTAATGCTTTCGAGTGTATTAAGGAGCGAGACGGCAATACAAGTAAACATCGCTGTGACGAGGGCTTTCGTTGCCGTCCGGCAGATGCTTTATGCCAATCCGGTTGCACTGCGACTCTCCACTCTTGAAAAGAACTTTGAGGAGCTGAAGCAGGATCTGGAGGAGATTTTTACGGACTACAACGACATCAACGAGGATACCCGGGTACAGTTGGAGGCAATTAACACCACACTTGCCGAACTTCAAGCCAAAACAAAGAATAGGCCGCACCGCAAAATCGGGTTCAAGACGGATCCGGACGGAGAATGACCGATTTGATTTCTTTGATTTTAAAGAACGGAATTCCGGCATTAAGAAATTATCCCCGACTGAATCAAATAGTCAGCCGGGGAATATCATGTGTGGAGTGTATGTGATTAATGGCGATGCAAAGATAATGAATATTACCGTAATATCAAAGAAATCCAATTCGCATTATCTCCTCGTCAGTCATATCTACGCTATCATCGGTATATTTCTCAAAGATGCCTGTCAGCACGTCCGGCGCATCGTCATGCGCGTTGCGTCCCTCCTTGCGATATGATATGACCGTCCTTGCGAAGTCCGGCCACCGTCTTTCCCAATCTTCTGGGAAAACAATCATGTTGTTGACATCATTGGAGTGAGTGAAGATTCTGACATTCTTGTTCTGCGTCTGTGTGAAGGTGTCGAAATAGGTGCGAGTGTTGCCCATCTGTCTGGTTTGGCTCTCAACGTTCCTTGTAAAGCCTCTGCCTCCGTTGTTGCTTTCGATATAGCAGGTCTCCGGTCTATGCTTTGCCAACATCTCTGCGACCGCCGGCTCTGTGAACTCCATTGGCTTCTTGGTGTAGATTACATCGGTCACATAGATAGCATCTGAATGTTCCTCATAACAGATAGCACAGAGATAATCAGCTCCGGTGTCTGCAGTATCGACATAGCATTTTCTTGTACCATCTTTGTAAGGCAGTTCAAAGTAGGTCTTGAATTTCCGGTACATAAGACCCTCCAACGGTTGCGGATTCTGCATATATTGGGTCTGGAACGTGATGGGATTGATGCGTTCAAGTTCTCTCAACTCCTCAACCGTATGTTTATGCGGCCACAACGCTTTCTCTTCGCCATTCCCGTCAATGTAGATGCAGGGCAGAGACAACACTTTCCACTCGTCCGGCTCGGTCTCCATGAGATAGCCGCAGAGGTCATGCTCGTGAAGCCTTTGCATTATGATAATTATCGGAGTGTCCCTGCTGTTGACGCGGTTGCGGATAGTGGTCTCGAATCTTCGGTTCACTTTCTCGCGGATGTTGTCATTGAGTGCATCTTCCGGCTTGATAGGGTCATCAATAACTATCGCGCCGCCGAACATCTTGCCGGGACGCGGAGCGAACTCTTCAATGGCTTTTGCCTCGTCTGCCTCGGATTGCACAAGACCCGCACCAAAACCTGTCACCTGTCCTCCGGTTGAGACGGCGTAGAGACCACCGCCCATGTCTGTGTACCATTTCTTGTTGTTCCTTGCCGTCACGTTCACACCAAAGAGTTGCATGATAGTGGGGTCGTTCAGAGTCTCCCTTATCTCGCGACTGCTGTCAAGAACCAGATCGTCGGAGTATGACAGATGAATGAACCTCGCCTTGGGATTGATGCACAACCCGTATTCGATGAAAGACTTGACCGCCAGCTGTGTCTTGCCATAGCGTGGAGCAATGTTGATGATTAGACGCTTTATCTCCCCTCTTATCACTTTGTCGAGTGCTTCACAGATGAGTCGGTGAGGTCTGCCGACAATGAACTTGTTTCCGGTGGCATTCTTGAATGCGAACCGGGTGAAATTCAAAACTGAATCATAGCACATTGATTTCAGTGCATCACCGTAATGTATTGGTTTAATCTCTCCCATCAATATTCCTCGTCAAATGTCTCTCTGAAATTCTTTATCTCTTCGGGAGTGAGTACCCGGAACAGATTTACACCGTTCACGTCCTTGCCGTTGGTCGTTATGTCTATGCTGTCACCGAATCCCTCTTTACGCCCAAGTGTGCCGAGGAGGTAGCGGACCATAAAACTATCCGGGCGTTCTATCCATCCGACAACCTTGCCGTTCTGAACATCGGGTATTCCGAGAGCGAGGACTCTTGCAGTGGAGAGACAATCATCGAATAGCGAGCCACGCGAATCTTCAATTACGGCTTTATATTTCTCATCATCGTTTATCCACACATAAACCTGCGTCCGGCTTACACCGAATGCCTTGGCAACCTTTGTAATGTTACCTCCACACTTTTCTGCTGCTTCTCGAAATTTCTCTATCTTCGGTCTCATCTTATTCAATCATTTCAAGTACATCACTCCCTTTGATAAACTTGGAGTCCTCGCCAATGCCGGCAAGTTCACAGAACATTCTCTTCTCCTCTGCGTTGGCAAAAGAAACTGTGATATAAGCCTCTTGGTCGGCATATCTTTCTGCAGCTCGTTCCATTGCCTTCTGCTTCTTCTCCTTGATGTCGGTTTTCGCATCTGTGGAATTTTGAATGGCATTAGAAGAATCCTCTAAATTGCCGTCTCGCTCTAACGATTGGTTATATCGATCGTCTTCATGTATGGGGTCATTATCACTTACCTCACCGGGAGTAAGCAAATCAGAGAAATCAGTAACCTCAACAGATGTCTCCATTGGGTCGGGGAGATATGCAGCAATGTTCTCGATGTCGAAACTGTCGAGACCTGCCATCACCGGGTCAATGTCCGCATAATACTCCGCAATGAGCGCATAATCCGCCTTTGTGTTGCCGAGTGCCATGTAAGTCAATTGTTCTTTCTCCTGCTTCTCTGTCAGCGATACTGACTCAACTTTTATTGAGTAGTCCTTATCCGGTGAGCCGTCATAATTATGATGGAGGTCGAGAGCCATCACCCTGCGGTGTCCGTCAACAAGATTCCCGGTGGTCTCGTTCCATGTGATGCCTCCGAGAAATCCGACACGCCTCAGATTCTTCAACTGCTCCTGAATCATCTTGTCGCTGTGCTTCTTTGGATTGCATGGGTTGAGGTGAATCTGCGACCGCATTATCTCCGTTGTCTTACTTTGCTTAATCTTCTTTGCCATTATCGTAATCAAATAGTTTTCGTTCCGCAAGTGGAAACATCTCCAAAACCTTTCTCAAATCACCAGGGTACTCCTCGCGGAGGTAGAGCAAATAATTGAGGTCGTTGACATCGCAACCGCTGCTCTGCGCCTTGCCACCGTAACTCTCCGGTTTAATCAGCCCTCGCTCATCAATGAACCTCAACACATCGGCATTCTTATACTTGGAAAGAGGATAGACTTTTTTCGTCTGCTCGTTGATTGCCTCGTCCGTATAGGTCTGAAGCATAAGCCGACGATTGAGGGAGTCTGATTTCTTGAAGCCATAGAATGCCCAGTCAATACCGGACCGCTCCCTTGTGATGTCAGTGAGTTGTCCGAGGTTGTAAAGTTTCTGTTTGGGATTGCACTTGCATCCGAGATACCCAGTGCGTATGTAAGAGTAAACGCCATAGTGCGGCATCTGAACAAACCGGACGTTGCTGTATCTCCGCTGCGCCCATTCGATATAACGTGCCGTATGCTCCAATCTGGGGACGGTGTACATGAACGCGCACACGATTTCCCGGAAGTGTGGATACATCAGTTCCAAAAGGGCGATACTGTCCTTGCCGCTTGCGGAGTGGAACAATATCGCCCTGTCGGTCTGTGATGCAACCTTGCAGATAATCTCAGTTGCTTTTCTCATGGGAGATTATCGCACCACGTTCAAGTTGCCTCCGGCGTTGCGGCTACTGGTTCTGATTCTGCCCCCTGTGGGAGTGTACATTGTCACTTCTGCCATAATTTTATGAATTTTAAGGTGAATAACTATTATGCGTCAACCGTCATTTCAGACAGCCAAATTTGTATCTATGATTTCTCCGAGCCTGATTATGAATATCTGGCTGTCAATTTCAGCCTCAACTTCACGCCCGAACTCTTTTAAGAACTCTTCATCAACGGTGTACCAAATTATTGCCTTTACCTCGCAGTCAACAAACCATTTGTTGTTGTATGGGTAAAAATGAACCCTCTTGAACTGCTTAATTCCGGTTGCTAAAAATGGGTCTTGCGGATCGTCAAACGTGCATAGACGTTTCGCCCAATGATCGTTGAATGCGCGATATTCGCGGACTTTCTCACCTCGTAATATTTCAAGTGCATGAGCCTTGCGAAGTGGTATGCTCAAAACATCGTCAGTGTCTTGCGGTGCATTATTTTTAATATCTTTTGCCATTATCAAAGTTATTTATTATACTTACAAAAGTACAAAATTATTATCAATTTTGCAAATAATTATTTCCTTTAATGCTTTGTAAATAAGGATATTTTAAAAGCAAGATACGGCTACAATCACTTGCAACCGTACCTCTTGATTTGAACTTAAATGTATAATGAGAATGAAATACGAATCAGTATAAGAATCCGGCATTACTGAAATATAATTTCCCCTTTGGTCTGAACACGCCATTTTTGGCAATGTTGCCGGAAAAATCATAGAATCGCCCGAATGCAATTATATCGCCATCGTCATTCATGAATCCGAACCGAGAATCACCGCGAATGCTTTCAACGGCATTAGTGAACTGCTTTGAGCCGTAGCCGAATTTATCTGAACTTGGCGAGAATAGCAATTTAAATGCTGTCTCGCTGTCGGTCTTGTCTTTCAATGTCCGAATGTTCAACACGCCATTATGAGCGAAGATTAAGCCGTTGATCTCGTCTCTGAATGGGTGGCAATTGCTTGGCTTGATACTGCCATGAGTGGCAAGCCGGAAATGAATCATCATCGCTTTATCTTCATCAACTGAATAAAGCGAATCAATGAATTTATTATAATCAAGTGTCTTGAACGGCTTTTGACCTTGAACGGCATAGCCGTAGCCGTGAGGATTTCGCTTGGCACATCTGCAAAGCGTTGTATAATCCGGCAATTTTACGCCTTTAGGTTTCAATATGAGTATGCACATGATAATTATTATTTATAGACGGCAAACCACGCCATTTGAGGCGTGATTTTGCCATCATTGATACTTCTTACTGCTGTGTTGCCAATTGAGCCGTGCGAGCCTTGAAATAAGCCTTTTCGGTGGCATTCAAAAACGGTATGTCGTCAATGCAAGCGCAATTTTCTACGCTATGATTTTTTGAGTATGCAAGCAACTTTTGCAAGAAAGATAACCACATTTCAATCTTCTTGAACTCTACCGTACCGCTATGCTGTCTGAACTCAACGGTCTTGTGACGTGCGTATGCTTCAACATTGATCTTCATGTATCGTGTTGAAAAATACCGCGCAATTTCATCTACCGAATTGCAATGCAATATCGTTGCTTCAAGTCTTGGCATGAGAGCCAATGAACGGCAAAAGCAATTGTTATTACCGCGTCTTGATTTCGGCATAAAGCCATCAATCATGCTTTCAAGTCTTGCATAATTGATAATCAGATTACGCCAATGTTCAATCGTCATGTCCTTTGCGTCCAAATGAACGTGCAAGCCACATGATTTGTTGACCGTTGCGCCAATTGCTTCAAGTGCATCGCAAACCTCTTTGAGAGACTTTTTACCATCCTTGCCTTTGAGGATCGGTGAAACGATTTCAGCCGAGTTTTCACCTACAAGTGAACCATCATTTACAATCTTGAAATAGTGGTCGTTGTCTCTGTGATTATAACCCTCTGTCTGGATCTCAACGCCATTTGCGCGAACCATATTCATGAGAGCGTAGCGGTCAACATTAATGCACTCAATCTCAACGCCAAAAGCAACCTCTTTCGGTGTGCGTGCCTTTCTTTCCGGCTTGTGCATTTCAAGAATGCGGATTGCTTCTTGTGTCGGTATGTTAAGCATCCATACCAAATCTTCAAGACGCTGGATGTAAGAACCGCGTCCGGTGGCGATCGCTATCGCCTGCTGCTGTAATGTCTGTGTCTGTACCATATCATTAAACATTTAAGTTATTTTCATGTTGCAAAGTTAAAACAATATTTTATCTTATGCAAGTATTTTATAAAACATCTTTTTATTTTTAACATTATTTAATAAAACGATGTTTTATTGTTTTTGTTGGATTAATAAAATAATGTTAACTTTGCATTATAAATAAGATAAAACATGATTTTATACCTAAAGGAGATAATGAGCGCAAAGGATGTCAGTTCCGTTGCGCTGGCTGAAAAATTGGGAGTTTCCAAGGCTACGGTCAGTTATTGGATAAATGGGAGAGTATTCCCCGACCCAGATAAAAAGTTGAAACCTATTGCTGACGCATTGGGCGTGGAAGTATGGGAATTATTCAAAGACCCAACAAAGAATGACGAGACAAAAGGATGCTCCATTGTGTGTCCTCACTGTGGGCATACCCTAAAATTCTCCGTTGAATGACAAATCAATTGAATTCACTGTAATCATGAAAAATCCGCAGATACTTGAAGTGATAAGCGCAAAGGGAGCGACCATGCAGGACGTGGCCGCCAAAATCGGAATGACCTACGATGAACTCGTACAGTACGCCACGACTCCATTCGATGTGCCGGATGAGGTGATAGACAAAATCGCCGGAGTACTGGGCGTGAATGCCGCAGACTTCTCCGACGATAGGTATAAGAATTTGTGATGATGTCTCGCGTGTGCGCGTAGAACGTCAGCTTTCGTCAATCAGTCAAAATCTTACAAGTGGAGTCTCAAAACGAAAAGAGTCTCGGATTGTAGTTCCGAGGTCAAACTATCGAGTTGGGACTTCATTTTTCTTGCTTCTGCTCTCTTTGAGTCTGCCTCGCCTTTGCTTCTTTGGTTCTGAGTTCGTTGCATCGGCAATCTCCCTCATCAACTTCTGCTCTCGCTTAAAATTCTCTCTCACCTCCTTGCCGAGCATATTCTCAATGTTCGCCCGGCTGTCTCGCTCCACTTGCAGAAGCACCTCCAACTCCCCGATCTTCTCTTTTCGCTTTTCGGCAACCCATTCCAGTTCTTGAATCCGCTTCTTGTAACGCTCCCCAATGATTGCGTCCATCGCCTCTTCATACTGGAGGGCAGTGCTTCTGCCGTCCGGGTGTTCGTCCGGAAGTGCCGTCTCCGGTATCCTGTCAAGATTGAGCCGAGACAACTCTCTTTTGAGTCTCCGCCAATATTCGGGCGGTATCATTTCCAATATTGCCATAAATTTATATGTTTACATTGTAATCACTTCAACTTCAAAGCCGAGGTCTTTCAACTGCTTGATGCGGTACTCTTGGAGCGGACGGGGCTTGCATCCCGGTCGCTTGACCTCAAAGAACCTCGCCACGCCATCTTTCAGAG